AGCTCAGTCGGAAGACCTGACTTGAACGCTGAGATGTTTCCATTCTTTGCATGCTCGCGCATCTTGGTGCCAGAAATACCCTTTGTACCTTCAGCGTCTGGGTCGCGATCGATCTTCTTTACTGTAATAGACTTAAAGTTGTAGTGGATCTTACCGCTCTTATCCGGCTTTCCGTTGTACCTATGAAGCAGCTTCTCATATTCATCAGCCCTGTCAGCTCCAGCCACGACAACTAAGTGGTGGGCGTGTCTGTTAAGCCTAGCAGCAGTATCTATGACGCTGGGGGCTTCCCTAGAAGTGGATGAAACGTGAGTACTAGGTGAAGCTACTGTCTTTAGGTACCCGACTTTCTTTGACGTTGGAATCGGATTCTTTTCGTCTTCCTCAGAGTGTGATGTCACGATGTGTGCAGAACCACCGACTCTCTTGGCCTCGGCTTCTACCGCCCTGATGACCTTTACGTGACCCTTGTGGACCGGTTGCGCCCTCATGTTAAGGTTGGTCACGGCAGTGTGCTCGGCAGCTTCCTGTACTGGGTTCATCTCGATCTTGTCGATAGGTGACCCAGTCATGGCAACTCCGCCCTTGACGATCTCATCGTTGACCTTGGTGTTCTTAAGTCTCTTCTTCGAGACTCCGACCTTGTTCTCGTCGGCTGCAGTAGTGTTGCTCGTGGTATTATTGGTCTCTGCCATCTGAATCTCTTCTTTTATTTTTATTTATAAAGGCTTCATTACTGTGTCTGCACCAGATCGAGCGACTACGTGGTACCCAAAGTCGGCTAGGTAGTTGATAGGACCAGCATGCGCGTTCTCGCATATGATGACTGGCTTATGCTTCTTGATACTATTTATTAGACCCATGAGTGCAAAGTGCTCTCCGCCCTCGATGTCTAGATATATCAGGTCCAGCTTCTCGTACTCAAAGGTGTCTCCACGCATCATTATAGAGTCACCGCCGTACGTCCTCTCGAAGGCTACGCTTCCAGTCCCGCGGTTATTGTTTGCTGGGTGATTAAACGTGCACCACTTGTTCTCGTTCCCGAGCGCAGTGTTGAACTTGATGATCCTCTTAGACTCACAGTTCTGCGCTAGGCAGAAGAAGTTTACTGGGTCCGGCTCAAACGTTACTACTCTCTCAAAGATGTCAGAGAGCAGTCTCGGGTACATACCCGCCCCTCCGCCTGCCTGTATGACGGTGTGTCGTGACTTGCAATGGTCGAGTATGATGTCCCTTATAGCTCCCCACTCTTGACTCGGACCGGCCCACAGACCTGAGTCTTCCCACGGCCATACCCAGTCCCCTACGCCGTCTATAGTACGCGGGTCTATCTTAGTCTCGAAACCTGGCTTTTTCATATCTTGTCATATATCCTGTGTACGTAGTCCTCGAACTTAGAGTAGATGTACTCTTCGGAATAGTCCTTAAAGACGTCTACGTTAAAGTGTTCTAGGATCAGCTCCCTGTTCTTTATACCGTATGCCTTGACGCGGTCGTAGTCTAGCTCGATCTTCATTCCAAGAAGCTCCGACAGCTCCTTGTCGATCTTGAGTCCGCAGTACTGAAAGTCAAACACCTCGATACCGAGCTCGCCCGGAAACACCTTGTATTGTTTATGCTTTTGAAACCTAAAGTACTCTATCATGTCTTCCTTTGGCATCGCGTACGCACTCTTCATCTTGAATGGGTAGTACTTGAGGTCTGGCAGTCTCTTGTATACCCAGAGCAGCGTATAGAAGTACTCGTCTACTATCGTGTTGACGAGCGATATGTTCTTAGAGCCGACAAAGAATTCTGAGATCGGCATGTTGTAGATGTTAGTGCTGTTGTAGTGTAGGTTACATATTGCATACGGCACGTCGTTCTTTTTAAAGTATGTATCGTAGGACGGCAGACCTACTTCTAGAGTGAATTGTTTTAAGTTCTCGATCTCATCTTCCCTGCTGTGGCTCTTTATCCACACGTTGAAGTTTTGTCTGATGCCGTTTACTTTATTAGAGTCGAACCTCTTCCTAGTAGGAAGACCCGGGCCATGGGGATATCCGAGCTCGCCCTTAATATACTCTTCTATGTCGGGATATTCGGAGAAGACGTACCAGAAGTAGTGATGCAGGCTGGTCTTAAAGATGATGTCGATGCCGACGTACTCGAATCTATTCTCCGTACCAAAGTCAGTATTCTGCTGAAAGTCTTTCTTGGTAAAGAAGCTCTCAAGGTAACTAGAGAAGAACTCTCCTCCACCGCCGCGTCTGTAGTTGAGTGTTATAAGCTTGTCAAACATTAGAAGTACTCGTAAAGTCCAGGTATGTAGTCTCTTATGCTCTTACCGAGGGCAGCATCGAGGTCCAGCGTGAACTTCTTAAAGTCTTCCCACAGTCTAGGATTAAATGCAGCCTCTTGAATGTCTTCCGTATTTGATAGATTCTCTACGGATCTTAGATACTCAGTTGGAAGGGCTTCTAGCGAGAAGTGTCTAGGCCTCGATACGTTCTGAGTCTTGAACTTGATGTTGTTACTCTTTGCGAATGCATGTATGTTATGGATGTCGTGGATGTTGTACGCCTGAACCGAAGGCGTGACGAGTAAGTACATGTTGGTAGTCCAGCTCAGTCGCGCCCACTTCATGGCAGTCTCTTCTACGATCTTCCAGTCTTTACCGTCTCTTATATAGTCGTTGAGCCTGCCATACCCGTCTATGCTGAGAGTGATGACCATGTTCTTGAACTTAGTCAAATACGGTAGCAGCTTTTCTGGAAAGAATGTGCAGTTTGTATTTGTATGAAACTCTATTTTATCTATGACTCCCCTCTCGTCTAAGATCTCGAAGAGTCTAGATATCTTGGTAGAGATGAAGGGCTCGCCGCCGAGATACTTTATTATCTTCAGTCTGGACAGGTCTACTCCTCTGAGAAGATCTTCGACATCTACTTCTGGATTATGTTCAAACAGAGTGTACTTATCATGGTCTTGAGTGCGGATCAAGTGTGGGTTCTCGTGTATGAGGTCGACCCACTTGTTGCTGTACTTTGGTCCGCACATCCTGCACTTTAGGTTGCAGTCGTTCGACAGTGAGAACTCAATAGACTCGAGACCCGGATTTGAAGAGTACTTCTCGTTTGCGTACTCCCTGAGAGAAGGCTTTCTATTAGAGTCTTCTACTTTCTTGCAAGGAGCGCAGCCCGGGTGCCACCGAGTCTTCATAGTATCTACGACTTCCCTATAGACTTCGGAGCTCTTGAATTCTTCGAAGGTGGTGTTTGCGATTGGTGGTCTTGAAACGTGCATGAACTTACAGCATACTCGCCAAGTACCATCTACGTTTATGCACATGTGGTTCTGAAGTAGGTTACACTGCGGCATTTCTGTACTTTGGTATCTTAGAGTCTGCGGACGAGACGCACGACTTTGATATGCATACGGTAGGCTTGTCGAACAACCTGAAGCCAGTCTCTATGTTTCCGAGCGGCTTGTCTGAGCAGCTGTAGCTTCTCTTGATGTTGCCGTCTGGTTCTCTGATAACGATGCTCTGGTAACCGGAGTTACAGGACCAACCCTCGAACTTGTTGAAGTTGAAAGCATTGAATCTTTCAGCTTGATCCATGTACCACTTCTTACCCGTATCATCTTCAAACTCGACATTGAAGTGCTGAGGAACATGGTTGCTGTCTTTCTCTAGCTTGAGTTTAGGGTCTATCCCCGAAGCCTTGTACTTAGGCCTAATGATCTTTGACTTAGACTCCGTATATGCCCTCTGAGGCATCCCGTTGTGCAGCTTAGCCATCATCTCAGCAGTATATCCCCTTACAACGTATGAGGCTTTTGGGTCTGACTGGGGCTTGAGCGTGACGTTTATCCCGCGGTCGTGGAAGTACACCGCCTCGTCGTAGAGCATGTCAAACCACTCTGGTACCATTACCATGTTGATAGTAACGTTTACGTCGTATTCCTGTAGAAACTCTAGCTTATCGGCAAACAGCGACATCTTATCAGGAGTATCTATGTACTCTCTGTGATAGCTAGCAGTGACCATAGACTTGTGAAACTTAGAAGAGACGTCTGCGTACTTCTGAAACCACTTTAGATTCTGTGAGAGGTTGGTGGTCATGTGGATAGACGTGTAGTTCGTGTTCTCAACGTCGTCTGCTAGGTGCTGAAGTATATCCAGATATCCAGGATGAAAAGTAGGCTCTCCGCCGCTAAGGCTAAAGTGAAAGCTGTTGAATCCATTGTCGCGCGCCTGTCTCTTTATCTCGTCTACCGTCCTGAGGCAGAGCTCGGTCGGCCTGTGATCTTTAAGCCTGCTGTTGGCATATGGCCAGCAGTATGAGCAGTTGTAGTTGCAGAACCTTCCCAAGATCCAAGATACCGCAAAGGTGTCCCTATAGAGCATCGACCTCTGACCAAACTTGACTATCCGGTCGAAGGGTATCTTAGAGAAGTCATAGTTGCTGGTTTCAAGATCGTTCATTATTCATCACTCTTATTGAATTCTGCACTGCTCTGTCTATAGCTTCTGCAATCGACAGTGTGTCGACGTCTTCTACGCTGAGAAAGTCGTCGATCAACTTCTTGTTGTTAGTCCTATATCCATTTATCATAGTCTTATTCAGAGAGACTGGAATATTGAGGGCTGAGCTAAGCTGAGACTCAGCTGTCGACGCATCTTCTCCGAACACAAACTCTCCGATGTCTATCACTTTGGTAGCTGCGGTCGGCGAGTATCGTATGTTGTAGCTCTTGATGTACTCTCTTAGATCTAGACTCTTCTTTACGCCGTCGTAGGTAAGGTAGTTCTTTATCAGCTCTAAGATCTTGAAATATAGTCGGTGTCTCGGATCTGCAGCATACAGGAACAGCGATGTTGAGTTTGGAAATACTAAGCTTGGACAGATTCTAGGATCGTCTGCTATATGGTTAAAGCAGTAGACCTGATACCTACAGTCGACTGGCTTTACCCTGTATGATGATCTTAGAAGCTCAACGTAGTTCTCTATAAAAGCGTCTTCGTCATCGTCGTACAGTATCTGTACGGTCGACTCTATATTGTACCCGTTCTTAGATTCCCAGTCGGTGAAACCAAAATTAGTAGTCTTATTATTCTTATAACAATTGTATTCTAATAAGACTCGCTTGATATGCTTAAAGTAGAAGCTTCCGGAAGCGTCGTTTACCCACTCGTATTTTGAGTGTATGTTCTTCTCTATCTGAAGTCTAGAGCTAGGATTTAGAGAGCGATGCAGGAGATGTGAAAAGAACTCTCCTGCATATCCAGCTGAATACTGTACGCATATAGTGTCACTGCAGTCGCGCATTTCACTCTGGCTTCTTGAACCTCGTGTTATTCAAGATAGCGTTTGATACTTTCTTGGGTACTAGCTTCGCGATAGGACGATTATTCCTCTGTAGAACTATTCCCTCACCCGGCGACTTCTTACCGTCGATGCTGGTGTGCATGTCTGGATGCTCTACACCCCTGAGTACATGCTCAGTAGCCTGCTCAAGGTGGTGATGGATATCGAGCGACCTCTGGAAGTGATGGGCGTGCTTGTCGACGTGCGCAATGAGGGCAGCGTGCTCGGCTACTTTTCTCTCTTTTGCAGCAGGAGTCTTTACCTTGCCTGCAGCCTTGACACCCTCGCTCTCTAGGTGCTTCTTGTATCCCTCGACAGACGGCGTCTCACCCTTGCGAGTGGTACGGTTAATGTAGGTAGCGAAGTGGACCTGATGTTCAGGAGTCAGGTGATGGGACGTATGACCGGCCAGCAGAGCCTTGGCCGCGTTTAGGTGGTGCTCCGTAGCAGCCCTGTCTTTCTCAGAGTAGGTGCTCGGATCTGGATGGTACTCGTGCTCAGGAGTAAAGATCTTAGAAGACTTCTTGGTAGCACCCTTTGAGAGCGCCTGAGCCTTTCCACCCTTGTACTCAGTATGGAGTGCAACTCCGAGAGGAGCCCTAGTCCTAGCCTTGTACGTGATCCTGTTAGGGGTCATCGAGGTGTGCTCACCGCTCTTCTTAGTCTCATCTGAAGGTGTATACAGCATGTCGCCCTGTACGTGGTGACCCCTGTTGACTACCTCGTGTCCGTGTGCGAGTACGTGCTTGAGCGCAGCTGCATAACCTGGTGCGTGCCCGAAGTGCTTGTCGACTTCTTCTGGAGTACGAGCAACTACACCCCTAGCAAACCTGTGCTTATCAGACACCGCCACGCCGTGCTTGTCATGGATGATGTGGATAGATGCTCCGCCGTCGGTCTTCAGCGAGGCCTTGATCGGACTGGACTTACCCATCCTAGAATTATGGAACTGACGGATCAAGTCGTGTCCTAGGTTG